AAAAAGAATTTGATGAGATTCCATCGTGGAAGATGGAAGATTGTTTTAATGCTACTAAAGAGGAATTACAACAAATTTATTGGCATGATTATTGTGATGAAATTATGGGTAATGGGCCATCCATAAAAGAAAATGTAGATTTCCTCAGAGATAAACTTAATAGTAAACGTGACTATTCTATAGTATGTGTTACGTCACAAAAACCACATGCTAGACATTTTACTTTAAAGTGGTTAGGTAATCAACAACTTAACTTTGATGAGGTTTATTTTAAGAAGGGTAGACAAAAATGGAAAGTTCCTGTTGATTGGTTAGTTGATGATTCGCCTTCTAACTATCAGGCTTGGATTAAAAATAAAAAAGATTGGAATTACATACTTTTAGATACTATATATAATAGAGGTATTAATCCTATGTATCGAGTTAAAAATCTCAAAGATGCATTTAGTAAAATGGAGTTATAATGAAAGTGATAAAAGATTCAAAGTCAAAAAAAGAAGTAAATTCTTATTTAACAGGAGACGGTGGTGACATCGTAACAATGATGGAAAAAGAGTGGCCAGAGATGACTGCCGAGTTCCGTAGGC